TGTTTTCTACTACGGTGCTTTAAGTGACTTGCCAAGTGCATCGACATACCACGGCGCTGTAGCCCACGTTCATGCGACTGGGGGACTATATTTCGCGCACGGAGGAGTATGGATTCGAGTCAACGATGAGACAACTGGCCCCGTTACTAAGTACACAACAGGTACAAATGGGTCTTCTGCTTATACTTTTACTGGCCCCGGTGCTACATCCGGAGACAATCCAAATTTTACTTTCTACAAAGGTCATACCTATTTAATTGACAACACAGCTAACGTAGGAAGTCATCCTTTGCAGATAAGAACATCTAACGGTGGGTCTGCTTTTACAACGGGTGTAACAGATAATTATAACTCAACAACAGGATTGACACAATTTATTGTGCCTCACGAACCCTCCGATACATCTTTAGTGTATCAATGCACAAGTCACAGTAGTATGGTGGGAAATATAACAATAGTGTAACAATGTATAATATCACGAGTTTCACTGGATTTGTCAGTTGAGTTATTGTAACAATGATGTAGGAGATTACTATGAAGAAAAAAGGCTACAAAAAAGGCGGTAAGGTAAACACACCTGTTAAAACTGCAAAAACCCCTAAAAAAACTAATGGGGTAAAAGTCCGAGGCACAGGTGCCGCTACAAAGGGTTTATTTGCAAGAGGGCCAATGGCATAGCGCATGAATTATACTGAGTTAAAAACAAACATAGAAGACATCTGTGAAAACACATTTACAGATGCTCAACTCGCTATGTTTACTCAGCAAGCAGAACAGAAAATATACAATTCTGTACAAATACCAGCGTTACGTAAGAATGTAACTGCGGCGTTAACAGCTAATAACAAGTATTTAGCACTACCTGCAGATTATTTATATACGTATAGTCTGGCAATTGTTGATAGTTCTGATAATTATATATACCTATTAGACAAAGACGTTAATTTTATTCGAGAAGCGTACCCAAACCAAACTACCGCAGGTGTGCCAGTGCATTATGCAAATTTTGATGATACTGCTTTTATTTTAGGGCCAACTCCAAACGCAACATACGCAGCAGAATTGCATTATGGCTACTATCCACAGTCTATCGTGGACGCAAATACTACTTGGCTTGGAGAAGAATTTGATTCAGCGTTGCTTAACGGTGCGTTAGTTGAGGCCATACGTTTTATGAAAGGTGAGCAAGATATGGTAGATATGTACAATAAAATGTATGTTCTATCTATTGGACTACTTAAAAATCTTGGTGATGGTAAGCTACGTGGGGATACCTATCGCTCTGGGCAACCAAGAACTATAGTTAGTTAGGAATAAAAAACAATGTTTAAAATAGACGTAAGTGTACCACAACATGAACCGATTGTAGGTGTAAAGACTACTAATAACCGTGGTTTTACGCCTGAAGAATTAGCGCAGCAATGTGTAGAAAAAGTAATTTCGGTCTCTGACAGTGCCCATCCCGGGATAAGAGACCAAGCTCGTGCTTTCTCAAAGCACGTTGAGAAGCTTGTTGCATATTATATGAGGCAGGCTATTCGCAGTGACCGTACAACAGTGTGTAACGCGCTTATTGATGCGGGTCATCCCCAACTGGCTGAACTTATAAGGAGACTTTAACATGGCCTTTTCTGGAAACTATATGTGTACTTCTTTTAAGCAAGAGCTGCTTACGGGAAGTCATAACTTTACAAACTCGTCAGGAGACACTTTTAAACTAGCTCTATACGACAACAGTGCTTCATTTAATGCAGCAACTACAGCATACACATCATCTAACGAGGTATCAAACTCTGGAACGTACGCTGCGGGTGGTGGTGCTCTTACAAACGTAACACCAACAACTTCAGGCACTACAGCTTTGACTGACTTTGCGGATCTTACATTTACATCTGCAACAATTACTGCTCGAGGTGCGTTAATCTATAACACAACTACAGGCGGTGGATCAGGTACTACAGATACCGTTGTTGTATTAGATTTTGGATCTAATAAAGCTTCTACAGCAGGTGATTTCCAAATCGTATTCCCAACAGCCGACGCATCTAACGCAATTATCCGTATCGCGTAGGAGCTATAAGTGGCTGACGTTGTTGTTCTTCTTTCTGGAGGCTGGGGGTCTGATGGCTGGGGCGTAACCGCTTTTGGTCAAGATGATATTCCAGCACTTCCGTCAGCAATAACAGCTAGTGTTGGTTCTGTAACTACTTCTGGCGCTGCAACTGTTCCCGTTACAGGGTTGTCAGCTACAGGCCAGGTTGCACAAGTTGCTGCGCAAGGGGTATCTCTTGTGCATGTCACAGGTGTGCAGGCCACAGGTGAAGTAAACCATATTCGGTTTGATGCGTTAGTATCGTTTACTGGGTGGGGTAGAGGCTCGTGGGGCGAAAGTTCTTGGGGGCAAAATGTTACTCTTCCTGCCCTAACAGCTAGTGTTGGTACAGTATCTGTTGACGGTAGTACCGCCATATTTACAACTGGGTTTGAGATTACCTCCTCTGTTGGAACTGTTACGGCTACTGCGGGTACAGGAGTCACTGTAAACCTTGTTGGGTTCGGCACAACCGCTAGTGTTGGATCAGTAGTAGCTACAGGTAGTGCAGACGCCTCTGTTACTGGCTTTGTTGCAACTACGGCTGTTGGTACAGTGACTCAGCGGACTGGTCAGGCGGTGCCTGTTAATGGGCCGAATGCCGCACAAACAGCAGTCTCTAGCGGCACTACTGTCACAGGTAACGCAGTAGTATCCGTAACTGGACTAGAGGCTAGCGTTTTAGTAAAAGGTGTGTTAGTTTGGGGTGAAATTATTCCAGATGATGGCACTGTTTGGACAGAAATTATAGCAGCGTAAGGGTAAAAACAAATGGCAACCTATACAACAAACGGTGGTATTAAGAAAATTACCACAGGGGATGAATCCGGAACATGGGGTACGTCAACAAATACAAACTTTGATATTATTGACCGCCTAGCGGTAGGCGTTGGAGATATTACACTTTCAGGAACAACGCATACACTGACTACATCTGATGGTACTGCATCGGACGGTCAGTACCATGTTCTTGTGTTAGGCGGCTCACCTTCTGGTACAAATACTATTACGATAGCTCCTAATGACTCAAAAAGATTGTATCTTATAAAGAACAACTCTGGGCAATCTGCCATAATTTCACAAGGCTCTGGCGCGAATGTGACAATAGCAAACGGAAAGTCTGCGATTGTATACGCTGATGGCGCAGGAGCTGGCGCAGCGGTGGTAGATCTTACCTCTACATTCGCTTCTGTACCTGTCACAGGCGGCTTACTAGCTGCAAACAATTTATCAGATGTTGCGAATGCAGGAACATCTAGATCGAACTTAGGGCTTGCAATAGGCACAAACGTGTTGGCTTATGACGCAAACCTACAGGCTTTTGTAACGGCTCTTACCCTACCTACATCCGATGGGTCAAATGGGCAGGCGTTGGTTACAAATGGTAGTGGTACTATCTCTTTCGGTAGTGCTGGTATCTCTATGGGCAAGGCTATTGCCGCTTCAATTGTGTTTGGCTAAAGGAGATAAACAATGTCAGCACCTAATATCGTCAATGTGGCAACCATCACGGGGAAAACGGCTTACGTAAAACTTTCCTCTACAAGTGCCACTACTATCTTGAGTAACGCTGCTTCAAGCAGCAAAGTATTTAAAGTAAATTTTATACAAATAGCAAATGTTGATGGCTCAAACGCAGCTAACATTACATTAACCGTTAATTCTGAAGACGACGGTGGAGGTACAGCATATGCGTTAGCATCTACGATTAGTGTACCTGCTGACAGTTCGTTTCTTGCATTGGATAAAAACTCCGCAATGTACCTTGAAGAAGACAAATCTATAGTGGCTACAGCAAGTGCCGCTGACGATTTAGAAGTTGTAGTAAGTTACGAAGAAATCTCATAGGTGGTAACATGGGTAGATATCCGGGTGGTATAATTAAAACAACTGAAGCAACTTCAACTTCTGGGGTTTTTACGACAGATGAAGTGTACCAAAGTGTGAATGCTGGAGTGCCTGCAGGTCAAACTGATTTATCAGGGGCGGGAGTTTCAACGTGGACATGTCCCAAAGGTGTAACAGAAATAAGCTTTTGCGGTATTGGCGGTGGGGGCGGGAGTAGTATAGTTTATGCTAACTGGCCCGGAACTATCAACGCTGGAGGTGGTGGTTACCTAACTTATAAAAATACCATATCTGTAACGCCGCACAGAACCTATTTTATATCGACAGGAGCGGCTGGGTATGGACAGCAGCCACTTTCTAACACGAGTAACTATGTTAACTCCGCCTATCCATCACCAGAGGGTGGTCATACAGCGTGGGCGCAAGGGACAGTAGCCCTTGCCTGTGGAGGTGGAGGTAGCACTGGAACTAATGAAGGCGGATCTCTACACCAAATCGCAATAACAAGCTATGATGTTAACAAACAATATAGAGGTTATGGCGGCGGTGGTAATTTTACTGTGTACAATGACCCCAATAACGAAAATTATAATTGGACAAATGCTGCTAAATATAAGCATAGAACAACGCTTCCTTTACGAATAGGTGATGGTGGTGGAGATGGAGCACCTGCTGTTAGATCAGGATACAATACTGTTAATGCTGGCGGCGGCGGTGCTGGCGGTTATGTAGACGGTGCTTATGGAAGTGTTACAACAGTTTACTCAGAAGCCATTGGCGGCGGCGGTGTTGGTGGTAGTATATCCTCACCCGCACCCGGCACGAGCCTTCAAGATCTTGGTAGTGGAGCTTCTCAAGTTCCTATGCCTAATAGTGGTGGTTCTACTGGTGGAAATGGTAACAGCTCAAGTTATTCAAGCGCTAGTCAAGGTGGTTATGGAGGCAGCACTAAAACTGGTGGAAGAGGAACTACCCCAACAATGCCGAGCGGTGCAGGAGCTAATGGTACTGGAGGATCTGCTGATAGCGACGGGTTATCTGGGGGTGGCGGCGCGGGTTCTGGTGGTAGAGGCCAAGGATTAGCTACATTTAACTGGCGAAGTTATGGAGGTGTTACTGGAATAGCGGGTTGCGCAAGAATAATATGGTCAGGGTCGAGTGGCACAACGAGAGCGTACCCTGCTACGAATACAGGAGATGTGTAATGCACTATAATTACTATATTTACTTAGATCAAAACGGCAATCCTATTAATTTTCCTTTATTAAAAGAAAATTTATCTCAAGTAATGCCAAATCTAGACTTCAATAATTTACCTTCTAACTTAGCTCCTTTTGAACAGTTATCTGCAGAACCTATTGGGGTATACCAAGTGCTAGTCAGCCCAGATGAGTTTTTTGTAAAAGAGAGCGATGGGGTAGTTAGAAATAGACGCAATATAAGAGATATGACAGCCGAAGAAAAAGCAGCTAAAATAGCAGAGGCTAAAGCTGCTAAAATTGAGGGTACTCCTGATAGTTGGACTTTTAATGAAACATTGTGCGCGTTTCACCCACCAGTGCCTTATCCAGAAGATTTAGATACAGGAAAGTGGTGGTGGAATGAAGATGCAACCGCTTGGGAAGAATCATCCAAGATAACAGATGATGATGGAAACGAGATATACGACCCAAGAGTTGTAAAACCGGGAGACTAATAATGCCAAGATTTTTAGGTGGTGTAATGAACACTACAGGGGTAGTTCCAGCTAATTTTGCTTACAACACTTCGTTGAATGGTTTATTTGATATGAAAAATCAAGTACAGTCCAACGGATCAGGTGTTTGGCCCACTGCTGGTAAAGCAGGTAGGGGGTATAATTTATATTATAGTAGTACCCCGGGTGCGGGCAGCAATACGACATCCACATGGACAGTTCCCACTGGAGTTACGAGTGTATCTATACTCTGCGTTGGAGCTGGTGGATCAGGCGGTATATATAGAGTTGGTAGCGGGTACACTCAATGCGGAGGCGGAGGCGGAGGCGGAGGCGTCAGATGGCTTAATAATTACGCTGTTACCCCCGGAGAGCAACATGCCGTACAAGCTGGCGGTGGTGGCGGTATTCAATCTGATCCTAGTTATTATGGCACTCAAGCAGGGCAAGATGGGGGAGACTCTTTTTTCAAAAACACAGGCGGTTCTGTTGTATTGCAAGCTAACGGTGGGACTGGTGGACTAGTAGGTGGTGGAAACGCTTCTGGTGGAGGTGGGTCTGGTGGTACTGGCTATGCTGGTGGTGCTGGCGGCAAAGGCTCAACTGGAAGCTCATTAAACAACGCAAGAGGCGGTCAAGGTGGTGGAGCAGGTCGGTCAAATGGGTCTGGGGTTGCTGGAACAAATTGGAATACAAATCAAGGTGCGCGAACAAATATGCAAGGTAGTGGTTATGATATATTTACTGGTGCCTCTGTCCCTGCGGGTACGTACCAACGAATAAACACTAATGGCAATGCGGCAGATCCCACTACAGGGCCAAAATATACTTTTAGAAATACATACGTTCTAGGCTGGGGTGGAGGCGGCAATGAGAATGGAGGTACTGGCGCTGGGCTTGGTGGTGGTGGCTGTTGTTTTATTATGTGGCCCGGAGACATATACAGATGGCCTTATCCCGGCATTTCAACATAGATGAACAACTTAATACCTCTTTTTCCTACGGCTATTCAGCAGGTTGATTTAGGTCCACCTGATGAAGACGAATTAACCTATATAAAAAAGCTTGAGAAAGTACCCAACCAAGGAAATAAAACTTCTAAAGATAATTATATCTTAAACAGACCACAGCTTTCAAACATAGCGCGTAAGATTGAGGCGCAAGTATTATTTTATTTAAGAGAGATACAAAAAGCACAGGATAGCGTTACTTTAAACATTACCCAAAGTTGGTGTAATTATTCTGAACCTAACGAGTGGCACCACAAGCATAAACACCCAAACTCTATATTATCAGGGGTTTACTACCCACAAGCAACAGAAGAGCTGGACTGTATTCATTTTTTCAATCCTATAGAACCCATGATAAAAGTTATAACAACTGAAGACACTCCCTTTAATAGTGGAGGAGAGAGTGTTCCTGTTAAGACTGGTATGTTATATTTGTTTCCTTCTTTTATCGAACATGCAGTGCCTATGCTGCAACAGAGAAATTCTACTAGAATAAGTTTGTCTTTCAATACTTTCTATAGGGGTGAGCTTGGTTGTTTAGAGAATCTAAACAGATTAAAGGTATAAACTATGGACAAAGTAGTATTTTTTAGCACCATTAAAGGGGATGTTGACTATTTCCCCGTTCAGAAAATGAGTTCTTGCAAGTTTAATTGGCAAACAAGAGCAAAGCAAGAAATGAAGGAAATAAGTGAAGGAGGCAGTACAACAACAACTCATTATGGTAAATGTCCTTCTTTCCCGCTTTTAAATTCTATGGGCGTAGCTGTAATCTTACCATATGATATTCATTTAAGTGTTGACGAAGATAATAACTTAAATTGGCATACTCCGGGGTCAATCAATGTAGTAGACGCAGATGCAAAAGGCACTGGTGGAACTGTTGCAGATATAATCCCTATCGAATGGCATAGTCGTCATAGTGTATCCGAAAGTCATACAATAATAGCAAATGGAGTTCTTAAAATAAACACTTCTTGGATAGTAGGGTCTACAAATCCCAACTTAAAGCTATTGATTCTGCCTGTAATGACTCCAGATCAAGATATATTTACTGCTTCTGGGGGTATGCTAGATCTTAGTAAAGATATAAATTTTCTTAACGTGCAAGGATACATTAGAGGTAATTTTAAAAATTATGTGTTAAGAGCAGGAACCCCCTTAATGCACGTAATTCCTTTTACAGATAAAAAAATAGAAATAGAAATAAGAGACGCAGTAGAAAATGACCATCAAATGGCTAGTTCGCTTTTGTATATTACTTCGCGTGGACTAGCGAAACCACGTAGACAACAAATGGTAACTAAAGCAAAGAAAAAATGGATAGAAGCTGAAACGAGAACCACTAATGTACTTCGTGGAAAAGCAAATAATTTTTTTAGAAATACCAAAAACTGGTTCAAAAAGCGTGGTGATGCCTTTTCTTGAAAAAGATGACGCACTATTTCAAGGGCACAAACCCCTTCACGAAGTTGAACAATTAGCAAAATCGTTCTCTATACCTCAACCAAAGAGCGCTGTAGCAGTAATTAGAAATCCTATAGATAGAATTATAAGTTGTTTGAACTACTTTAAAACGAACGATTTTTCTAATCATAAGTACGCTGCAATAGAAGACGTAAACGAGTTAAGTTATTTATTAATGGATGATTCTGTAGAAGAAGATGAGATGTTCCCGTTTCTACCGCAAGTACATTATCTAAAAGGTTCTTTACCAATTAAACTATTTCGGTTCGAGCACATACAAAATGTATTTAGCTATTTAGGTTTACCTGCACGCCATGACAATAAAAGCATACCTTATTATACTAAAGAAGCTTTATTAGAAAGTACCATAGTAGATATATGTAAACATTATTCCGAAGATTTAGAGCTATACGAGTAGTGTACTGTTATGTTATATAACGTGTTATGTAGCTAGTATGTAAAAAATGGAAACGCCATGATTGATATAAGCCCAGATTTACTTTGGAGTGCAGTTTTGACTATAGCCATAGCCGCCTGTGGGTGGATTATAAAGGTCATACATGCAGAGCTACAAAGATTACAAGTGCTACTTAACCGCACTCGAGAAGAAATGGCTAAAGAATACATTACAAAAATTGATAGCACTGCGGTGTTAAATCAAATTGTGGCACGGTTTGATAGAATTGAAGAAAAAATAGATAGACTGGTTGAGGCTAAAAGACAGTAATGGACCCCGTTAGTTGCGTAGCTTTAGCGACAGGGGCGTACAAAACGCTCAAAGCCGCTATAAGCACGGGCAAGGATTTACAAGACATGACGGGAACTTTGTCCCAGTGGGGCAAGGCTTTCTCTGATTTTACGAACATTGAAGAGCGAGAAAAGAACCCTCCGTTTTGGAAGAAAACATTTAAGGGATCGGATGAAGAAACTGCTTTAGAAATCTTTGCAAACAAAAAGAAAATGGAACAGATGAGGGCAGAGATTAAAGATCATATCTCTTGGAATTATGGACCGAGTGCTTGGAAAGAAGTCTTGGCAATAGAAGCAAGAATGCGCAAGCAGAGAAAAGATGAACTTTATCGCAAACAAGAACAAATTGATGCCGCTATTAATTTTGCCATTGGTGCTTTTATCTTTGTGATAAGTGGTGGAATATTGTTTATTGCGTTTTATTTTCTGGGGAAATGGCAAGGTAGGTGGTGAATGTGGGTTTTGCTTTGGTTACAGTTAGTTAGTGGCACATTTGACCATTATCATGTTGGCAGTCATTCAAGTGAAGAAGCATGTAAAACCGCACTTTCAAAAGCTAAAGTGTTAGTAACAAACAATAATTCTAAAGTGGTGTGTATTAAAATAGAACGGTGATACTCAAGGAATGGCGTGGGAAATACATAATATATGACAAACGAGGAAAAGTTGTTATAATCACTCGTGATAAGAAAGTAGCGATTGCGTATACGAGGTCAAAAAATGACAGAGTTTGAAAAAGCAGATACCAATAACAATGGCGTTATAGAGAAAGCAGAGTGGAATAAAATTGCTCTGGAGGATAGACGACTTGAGATGATTGACCGTGACCTCAAACGTAACGCAGAACGACGTTTTACAGGTTTTGCTTTGATGGGTATGTTGATTTATCCATTTATAATATTGCTTGCTTCGGTGCTTGGGTTTGATAAAGCAGCAAGTTTAATTACAGATATTGCTAGTGTGTATGTAATTGCAGCTTCCGGTGTGGTCGCAGCTTTTATGGGTTTCAATGCGTATAGCGCAAAGGCCGAAAGTAAGAAGACTAGCATTAAGATGGAGGAAGAATAATGCTACAGTCATTGATAGGGCCAATAGCTAATCTAGCAGGAAGTTGGTTCGATGCGAAGTCACAGGCACAAGCTGCAAGTGCAAAGCTAAAGCTAACAGAGGCGGAAGCGAAAGCCAAAATAATGATGAGCAAAGAGACCTCAGTTGCAGACTGGGAGCGCATCATGGCACAGGGTTCTCAATCGAGTTGGAAAGACGAATATTTTGTAATTATTTTAAGTATTCCGTTGATTTTATGTTGGATTCCGGGTGCAGAGGGTTGGGTTGACCGCGGTTTTGAACAACTCTCCAAAGCACCAGACTGGTATTTTTACAGTTTAGGTATCGCCATATCAGCGTCATTTGGTGTGCGTGGAATACAAAAGTTTTTTAAGAGGTAAACATGAGTGATTTAAAGATACCAGTTGCTTTAGTTTTTGCCATGGCGGTGCAATTAGTTGGTTTGGTGTGGTACATCAGCAACATCGTTCACGATATAGAACATCTACAAGGCCAAGTGTCTGCGCAACAAGATATTATTGATTTGTTGAATGCGGATGTAAATGACCTCTGGGCATTCTGTACCTTTACCGAAAACAAATGGGCAGAGGCTTACATAGACGATATGGTGTATGAGCGTGTTTGTGGATCAAAAGAGGTTGTAAATGAGTGAAGCATTAAAAACATTACAGGAAAAGATTGGAGCCACACCTGATGGTGCGTTTGGCCCTAACACTGCAACAAAGATTTGTCACCATTATGCTTTGAATCCAGAGCGTGGAGCACATTTCCTTGGGCAGCTTGTGCACGAGAGTGGTACGTTTCGTTATACACAAGAAAACCTAAACTACAGCAAAGAATCTATACTGGCAGTGTTTGGTAAATACTTTAAGACAGAAAGCGATGCCGAAAGCTGTGCTCGAAACCCACAAGCTCTAGCAGATCGTGTGTACGGTGACAGGATGGGTAATTCTGGACAGGGCTACCTGTGGCGGGGACGCGGATTTTTACAGTGCACTGGAAAAAATAACTATTCTCAATTCGCGGCGGACATGGATTTGCCCGAAGTAATGGAAGACCCTGATTTAGTTGCCACTAAGTATCCTATGGAATCGGCTATCTGGTTCTTTCACAGAAACAAACTCTGGGGTATATGTGATGAGGGTGTTAGTGACGATACCATCAAAACAATCACTAAAAGAGTTAATGGTGGGTATAATGGTTTAAAACACCGTAGAGAAGAAACTAAAAAAATTTATAAATGGTTATCCTAAAGGAGGATTCTCATGAAAACAAGTTATGAAGCAGAAGCTCTCGATGACGGTGTTATTCATACCGCGCATGAAGTAGAGATAGTGTGTCAGCATTGTGGGTACGATTTGGACGAAGCGGAGTTAACTGCGGATACTTGTTCTGACTGTGGCGCAGCGTTGAAATTAAAACAAAACATTAAGATCTCTGTAACTTCTGTGCCTTTATCTGGCGCTTCTATGTAGGATTATACAATGCCACTACAACAATTAAAATTTAAACCGGGAATAGACAAAGAGTCTACTGTGTATAGCAATGAAGGTGGCTGGTATGAAATGGATAAGGTACGTTTTCGAGCGGGTTATCCAGAAAAAATTGGTGGTTGGGAGCGCGTTACAGAAGCAACATTTCAGGGAACATGTCGTTCTTTGTTTAACTGGGTGGTCTTAGATGGAGATACACTTACTAGCGTAGGTACTAGTTTAAAATATTATCTAAAGAAAGGCGGTGCGTATAACGACGTAACCCCTATACGTGCAACTACTGCGGCAGGAGATGTAACCTTTGCAGCCACCAATGGCTCTGCAACTATAACAATAACTGATACTTCTCACGGGGCTATAGTAAATGATTTTGTTACCTTTAGCGGTGCAGTTAGCCTTGGAGGTAATATTACTGCAGGAGTGCTAAACCAAGAGTATCAAGTTAAAACAGTACCAAATGCAAACTCTTACACTATAACAGCCACAGCCACAGCTAATTCGTCTGATACTGGCAATGGAGGATCGTCAACTGTTGGCACATACCAAATAAATACTGGACCCTCTGTTGTTGTGCCCGTTGTTGGGTGGGGAGCTAGCACATGGAGCGATGGTGCGTGGGGTATTGGTGGATATGTAGCGACTGCTCTAGATAGCATACGTGTTTGGAGCCAATCTAATTTTGGAGAAGACTTAGTTTTTGGTCCTCGTGGGGGAGCACTTTATTATTGGGATGCTACTAACGGAACAAATACACGTGGAGTTTTAGTATCTTCACTGGGGGGCGCGTCGAATGTACCGACAGTGCAAAATTATATCCTTATCTCAGATACTAGTCGGTTTGTTTTTTGTTTTGGTGCAAACACTTTAGGTACTTCTACACAAGATCCTTTACTTATACGTTGGTCTGACCAAGAAGATGTTACTAATTGGACTCCTTCAGATACAAACCAAGCGGGAGATATTCGGCTATCTGAAGGAAGCGAAATAATAACAGCTAGGCAGTCTCGTCAGGAAATCTTGGTGTGGACTGACACAGCGTTATATTCAATGCAGTATGTGGGTTTTGGTAGTGGTATATGGAGCACACAGCTTCTTGGGGCCAACATATCTATCGCGTCTCAAAATGCTACAGCATACTCGTCGGGAATATCTTTTTGGATGGGTCTTGATAAGTTTTATATGTATGATGGTAGAGTGCAACCACTACCCTGCACGGTTAGACGCCATGTGTTTAACGATTTTAATGCAGAACAATACCAACAGGTGCACGCAGGGACTAACGAACAGTTTAATGAAATCTGGTGGTTTTATTGTTCTGCTAGTTCAGAACAAATTGATCGTTATGTTGTATATAATTATGTGCAAAACATATGGTATTACGGAACGATGGGAAGAACTGCATGGTTAGACTCTGATTTAATCGCAACACCAATTGCTGCTACATACACTAACAACTTAGTATACCATGAAAGTGGGGTAGACGACAACGAAACAGGTACACCTGCTGCTATATCCGCATACATAACTTCTACGCAATTTGATATAGAGAATGGAGATAGATTTGCTTTTGTTTGGCGTGTACTGCCTGACGTTACGTTCAATGGGTCCACAGTAACTGCTCCCGCTGCAACTATGACACTTTTACCTCTTGCCTCTTCAGGCTCTGGTTACAATAGTCCTACATCTGAAGGAGGAGTTAACGCTGCTGCGGTTACACGTTCAGCTACTGCTCCTGTTGAAGCGTTTACAGGGCAAATAAACACTCGAGTACGTGGACGGCAGATGTCATTTAAAATAGAATCTGATGCTCTTGGTGTGCAATGGCAGCTTGGTGTTCCAAGAATAGATATTCGCCCTGATGGGAGACGTTAATGTCTAATGAGTTAGACCGTCCCGAACCTCCAGCACTACCCCTTGCTCCGGTAGAATACAGTCGTCCGTATTTAGATCAAAAAGATAATGTATTGCGTTTGTTTTTTAACAGGCTTGTTTCTGTTTTATCCGCAGTGCTTACAACCGATAATGGTGGTAGATTTATTTATACTCCACGAGCCGCCTTTCATAGTAGAGCAGATCAAACAGCAACATCTACAAATACAGGTTATGCGGTTACCTTTAATCAAACAACCTACAATAGTGGAATAACTCTTTCTAACAATAGTCGTTTAAATGTAACACATCCTGGCACATATCATTTTGGTGTTACATTACAATTAGAAAATAATAACTCTAGTGACACCCCTGTGACTGTTTGGGAACAGAAAAATGGCGCTGCTATAGCTTATTCTGGACATAGGTTTGATGTGAAAGGTAGTGATGACGACGTAATTCATTGGGGTTTTTCGGCAGATCTTGCTGGTGGGGATTATATTGAGATATATTGGTCTACTGGAAGCACACAGCTTAACTTACACACAGAGGCTGCTAGCTCGCCTCATCCCGGGCTACCTTCAGCTTCGGTAGAAATACAATATGTGAGTAACTCTTAATGAACTTTCTAACTAAACACCTATTGGAGTGTATTTAATGGTTACAGTTGTAGATAGTAAACAACAGCCTCTTCAGGCTCCTGAAATTATAATGACCGCTGCGTCTGAGTTAAACAATACAGGAAAACCTGTGGGTAATGTTATTGCAGCTCTTGCAGAAGAGTTAGCACGTCCTAATACAGACCAGATACAAATTGGCAACACAGTATTTATAGGGCATCGTGGTACGGGCAAATACAAAAATACTATGTTAGGGCGAGCAATGAACCTAGATACTGCGCAGAATTTTGTGCGTAACGGTTTAAAATACCTAGCGTATTTACAAAAAAAGAATATTGAATTGTACCGAGCAGATTTTGATGCAAAAGAATATTTATCTGCGTTCAAAGTGTGGTATAACAAAACTAAAGACACTGACACTGATATAGACGTGGTGCAGTTAGACTCCGGTGGTTACCGTGCGTACATAAAAATTGGTGAAGATTCATTAGCTGAGTTTCGGAGACTATAGTGGCAATAATAATTGGGCCTTTATTAGCAGGGGGAGTGGCGGCAACGGCAGGGGCAAGCCTCACCACAGCTATTTTAATTGGGGGAGGTACAGCAGTTGCGCTTGCTGCTACGGGAGCAGATGATTGGATAGACGATAACATACTAAAACCCATAGCTGATGCGGCTGGAGATGTATTAAAGTCAAATTTAGGACAAGCAGTATTAAAAGTAGCGGCACTGTCGGTAGGCGCACCTCCATGGGTTGTACCCTTAATCAGCGGTGCAGGAGCGTTAGCCGAAGGAGGTGATTTTGGAGACGCCTTAAAGGCTGCGGCTATATCATATGTTGCAGCATCAGCGAGTGAAGTTGTTGGAGAAATCGCAGGGGATGCTGTTGCAAACGCTACAAGCAACGCTACAGTAGCAGCTTTTCTTGGTGCAGGTGGCGGCGCGGCTGCTCGGGCTATTGTTTATGGGCAAGACCCTGTACAAGCATTTTTAACAGGCGGTATATCTACAGCGTTACCTGCGATAAATGGATTTATAGACGAACAAACTAATGGACTGTATGCTGCGCTACCTGAAGTAGCTCAAAATGTATTATCTACCACTTTAAGTAAAGCGCTATCAGGTCAAGATATCGGTCCAGAAGCTATAATGAACGCTGTTCTATCTGCTGAAGCTGTCACAAATACGGTTAGTGGGTTCCTTGGTGATAATACGGGCTATTCAGAGGCTCAAATTGCTGCAATTACTTCTGCAGTGCAGCGTACAACTAGCGCCGCTTTCGGTGGAGGTGACATTGAAGCCACACTCGCTAATGAGTTGAACACGTACGCGGACAAAGAATTTAAAGATTGGTTCAACACTACCGCAGCAGGGGTACAAGTCACTCAAACTATGGACAAGTTAACGGGTGACTACCAACGTGTGCAAGCTAAATCAGACGAAATGAACGCTAAAAGCGCAGAATATATGGCGTTAGAAGCAAAATATGTAGAGATTGTGGCTGGTCTTGGCGAAGATGGAGAAACACTCAACGCGTTGGCAGCTACACATCAACAAGCTATTGCTGATTTTGATGCGGGGCTTATTAGTTCTGCCGAACTTAATAACTCGCTAGCCGCGTACAATGACTTTTTAGGCACATTTGATACTAAATATCCTGAACTTAAAGCAGAAATGGATAAAATTGCTGATGACTTACCTTCGTTAGAATCTGAGTTTGACCTACTTGTTACCGAATATGACATATTAGTTAGTGATTTAACGACTGCTATTGAACTAGCTGATGACGACTTAAAACCTTTGTACGAAGAGTTAGATAAAACTTTTGTAAAGTTTATGGACCCAAATTTTAATGAGGATCAATATGCAGATATTGCGGGGTTAGAAGACGGAGAAGACGCATACTACCATTGGTTAACGGAGGGTAAAGCACAAAGTCTTCCAACAAACATGACAACATATAAGCAAGTGTATGACACGCTTACCACATCAATAATTAACGACGTGATAGACTATATTGCACCGGGGGATATGGGTAATGCTTTTAGTGCGGAAGTTATAAAAGAATTGAAGGCGCTTATAGCGTCAAAAGGAACAGATATCACTGCTTTACGTGCTCTTAGTGAAGATTCTGTATCTCTTGCAGAAGAGTTTGTACGTACAGGTGCAGGGGGAGAAGCACTAGATATTGATACATATCTTAGACTAAAAGAAGATGTAAAGAACGGAATAGCGGTACCAGTTGATGAGAATACTTATGATTTCCTACTTAAATACGGCGTTAGCGAAACTGTTCTTGTAAATAAAAGGCTTAACGGAGAATCCATAAGTGCTGAAGATTTAGATGTAGTTAGAACCTCTATTTCTGAAATAAAAGAAAATCCTACTAAAGCGGAAGGAGTTACAGACGAAGACATTGCTAGTGGCAGAGCACACCTAAAATGGAAAGACGACGGTTTACGAGAATGGGATAAACTTACAGTAAGTATTCCCTATTGGGATCCTAGGTATGGGAGGCTTGTTAAAGAAAAATATGGTGGCGTTACCACCATTAATGGTAAATCTAGTTACGTTGTTGAAGTATTCGACGCGCTTACTGGAGAGAATTTAAGCGCTCGTCCAGGCGAACCAATTCGAATCGTCATACATGGCTATTTCTCCCCTAATTCTGAAAATTATGCTAGCCTCAAAGCTACTGATCCGGGGCTATGGGCAAAAATCGGTGCAGGGTTAGACGAAGCAGGGCAAGCGATTCTTGCTACTGATATCGGGCAGGATGCCGTTGCTTTTATTAATAAATGGGACGAAGCAGGTAAGTTTGATGATGCACGAGATTATGGTGGATTAATAGCCAAAGCAGGTGGTGAACTACTCGGCACTATGTCTATGTTCGTAGATGTTACCCTCGGCTTTGATCCTGCAAGTAACCCCGTAGGAAAATTTGCTGACAATATTGTTAGTTTTGGTGAGGGGCTGCAGACTAACGAATGGAAAGAAACCTACGAAGAAATAAACAACAAACTTGCAGAAGGCGAAGGTTGGGAACGAATAGGTAACATATTTGGTACCCCTAGTGACTGGAGCAAAGGAGAATTCGGTGCTTTAGGTATTAGCCCCGAGGTGTTTATTGCTGAACTAATTGGTTCAGAAATCATACAAGAATTACCTTGGTTACTTATAGCAAAAACTACCAGTGGCGGTGCTAAAAAAGCATTTGAAGCTATGGGTAAAGAATTAGCAAAATCAACGCAAAATAAGATTGCTATAGGCACTGCAGCATCGTTAGACGTAGCCGAATCTTTCGGTGGGGCAGCTAGTTCGGCGTATGATGAGGCGCTAGCAACGTATTTAAAAGTTGGTATGTCGGAAGAAGAAGCCAAGGTTGCCGCTATGCAGGTAGCCCAAGATGCAGGATTAATTAGTGCTGTAACAACATTGGCTAGTTTCGGTATAGGTGGTAACGCATTTGAAAAATCAATACTAGCTAAAGACGACACAGGTATAACAGCAACAGCTTTTGATTGGTTGGCGGATAAGATTTCCACAGGTGCCACTGTAACGGTTGCAGAGGGTGTACAGGAAGCAATAGAAGAGGGGCTACCTACATACTATGTAGAAATGGTTCTTGCAATAGTAGACCCTGACCGTGATGTGTCAGGTAATGTTGCGATGGCGGCTGCGCTTGGGTCTATTGCAGGCTCAGGTACTGCAGGGGGTATTTATACTGGTGATACGCTTGCTGACCTTGTTATTCGTACTAGCCCCGAAGCGAATACAATTTTAGATAACGTAAAGAATGGCACTATAACTTCTGATGTGGCAGCTACACAGTTAGCGGGTATGGGTATAGATTCAGAAATATCTGTAAACAACTTATTAAGCACTGTAGACACTAACTACAACAGCACTGGTGCTGTGCTAAACGCCCTTGCTACGCACCCCGGTTTTGCTACGACAGATGAGGAGCTTCTTAACCTTACGCTTAACAGCGCGGGAGAAGACGTTGTAACATATGTTAATACTTATGTAGGCTCTCGTTATATAAGCCCCACCGAAGTTAAAGCGTATGCAGAAGCTGAAGGGTTAACTCTCACTGACGAAGAACTTATGGAACAAGTGGGGCGCGTTGAAGATAAAACCGCCGCCGCTGAGTATATGGTGTTGCAGTTTGACAACATGAACGTAACGGGCGATGAAGTTAAATCAGTTTTTAGTGGTCTTGATTATAACCCTACCGACTATGAGGTAGAGCAATTTACCGGACGCCGTGATGAGACAACTCTCGTAGAAGATCTTACTACCTATACTAATCCGTATTTAAACACCGATGCTGAAATAGAGGCACTCTTTAACTCATTAGGGTATATCGCTAACACAGATGAAATCGCGCAGTTTACAGGGCAAGTAGGGCTTGATACCGAAAATACTGTAAACCAAGACGTTTTATCTTACGTTGACAACAATTTAGTAACACTTGAAGAAGTGCAAGCTGCTTTTGGGCTAGAAGGGTATACTGGGTCGGACGAAGATTTTGCACAATTTGTAGGACAGTTTGACCAAGTCGAACAAGTTGCTGCAGCGCAGGCTTTTGCAGATGCTAACGTAATTAGCCTAGAAGAAGCGGAAGAATATTTAAACGCAAATAATTTTACTGATTATAGTGAAGGTTCTTTAGAAGCATTTATTGGACAAAAAGAAGAGATAACAGGGCTTGAGTCCATGTTAGCAACACTTCAAGCAGAAGCGGCAGCAGCTACGGCAACTACGACAACTACGACAACTACGACTACAGAAGAAAAAATTGTTGCAGTAGGAGACAATGCAGGTATTGACGCGGCTTTTGATGCAAATGACCCAGCTCTTGCAGGGGTTACTGTAAAAGATGGTATTTATGTCTTGGAAGACGGTACTCCTCTTATGGAAGTTGTGAGTTCAGATGATGCAACAGGTGCAGAAACTACAACCGTTGATAAAGGCGCAGGAATAAATCCTGATACAGGAGAAGCTAACCCACTGGGAGGCAGTATTGCAGTAGGTAGTAATTCGGAGATTGATAAGGCTATTGCAGAAGGCAACCCCGCATTAGCAGGAGTTACTATAGAAAACGGTATATACGTTCTACCAGACGGAAATCCGCTTACTTACGCAGGGGGTACTGATACATCTTCAGATACATCTTCGGGCACGGATACATCTTCAGATACGAGCACAGGTACAAATACAAATACAAATACAGGTGTTAATACAAATACAAATACAGGTGTTAATACAAATACAAATACAGGTGTTAATACAAATACAAATACAGGTGTTAATACAAATACAAATACAGGTGTTAATACAAATACAGGTGTTAATACAACCACAAATACAAATACAGGTGTTAATACAGCCACAAGTGTAGACACTACGATAGATACTGTACTCGACACCATTGTGAACAATCAGATCAATGTGCAGTCACAACTTCAAACGCAAATTGAGAACCAAAAGAAGGCATCATACCGTGATTTGTTAATGCGCCAACAGGATTTATATGGGCAACAAGTAGACGTTAAAACGCCCGAACCGGGAGAAATTGAATACTTTTATGACTTTGACACTATCTTTGCTACACCTGAACAAGCAAAGAAATACCCTAGTCCGTTCGCAAAGGGTGGACAAGTAGGGGACTTAACTGATAAAATATTACTTATTATCGGAGATAACCAATGAGTTTTTGGAACACCACAGTAGATTGGATCACAGGTAAAGAACGAGGTCCAGCAGGGCAGGGCGTTAATTTTAGTGATGTAATTAAGAGTGTGAATTGGGGTGGAGTTGCTAATATTGCAGGTAGTTACTTCCTAAATCGTGCGTTTGATAGCGGTGGGCCAGACGCAGGTGGCGGATACCAAGGAGATGTTCCTGATTACACTGCCGTGCGTAGTCGTGTAGCAAACACCTACGATCCTAATAGACGCCCCGGTAGCGGTGGGCTACGTTATTTTTCTGATATGCAATACGTTGAGCCATATGCACCTACTACCTCTGAGATAGATCAGGCAGCAACAGATGCAGGCACTGACGACGCGACTCCTAGTACAGAGGGGCTTGCGGCTTTAGATGTGGTACGTCAAATTGCAGACCAACAAGCAAAAGTTTTGGAAGAACAAAATGTTGCTAACCCTGCGTATGAAGCAAAACCTACCGCACTAAATACTACCCCGACAGGTGCTACAGGTATTCAAGCTGCACAAGCTAAAAATGCTGCAACTGCAGGGTCAGGAGTTAATTCGTTGCTTCCTGTACCGCAGTATGACGCACAAGGTAAC